TTCCGGATGCTCATGTTCGGCGAGGGGGAACACGAGCGCCGGGACGTAAAAGCCCTGGAAGCCGGCCGTTTGCGCCATCCGAATTTCGGTCGGTCTCGGCGCATTCGGCGCGGTGTACGCCGAGGGACCAGGATTCCTAATCCGTGGTCCGTCACCTCGGTCAAGGGTGGCTACTTCGAACGCGGAACAGACCAGGCGGCCGACGCCGTGGAACGTGAAATGATCAAGGTGCTGGACGATTTTGCCGATCGTCTGCTGAAGTGATGGGAGACCCTGCCATGGCCAGTCTGCTGAAGCCCCTCCGGTTCCGGTTCACCGATGCCCAGGACATCGCGGACTACGGCGAGCGTTGGTACATCTACGATGAGTCGGCCATCACGAGCATGCGCGCGCGCGATCTCATGCCCCTGGAACAGGAGCTGGGATTGCCCCTGGCCGACGTGATGAACGGCGTCCGGCAGAGTTCGATCATGGGTGACATGGCCGGGGCCTGGCTGGCGCTCAAACTCGATCCGGAGTTCGGGGACAAGGCTCCCGCGTTCGCTGACTTCAACCCCGTGGTGATGCTGCTCAAGTGGTCCGCTGTTCCGGCCGAGGAGATGGAGGCGGGAAAAGAGGAGACCTCCTCTGGGGGCCAGGCGGAGCTGGAGCCAGGGGGATCACCGGACATGCCTCCCTCGGCACCGGTGATGCTGCCGGTCGAATCGGCTACGGACGACACCTTTCAGACGGCTACGGTCTCTTTGGTAAGTATGCCGGTTTCGGGGTCGCCAACTTCCTGATAGCCATCGGGCCAGTGATGGCCCAACATTGCAACATCAACCCTGCCTCGCTGGAGAACCTCTCGGTCCTCCAGATTGTTGATCATTATGAGTACATGATCTACAGCCAGGGAGGGTGAGGCATGGCTGTCAGTGACAAGCGTGAACTGATCCTTGACTTCCTGGCTCGGGACAAGACAGGGGACGCCAGCAAGAAGGCTGCCAAGAACATCGGCGACGTTGGGGACGCGGCCGACAAGGCGGACCGGAAGCTGGACGGCTTCTCCACCTCCAGCAAGAAGGCCGAGGATGCGGCCGATGATCTGGGTGACGAGGCTAAGGAAACGGCCCGCTCGCTCGAAAAGCTGGACGCTCAGATCAAGCTGGCCGAGCACGAACTCAAGGGTTTGGCGAAGGCGTTTGCCGATACCGACGATGCGGCCGAGCGGCTGGACATCGCGAAGGTTCAGCGCAAGCTCCAGTCAGACATCCGGAACCTGAGCAAGAACAAGGCTCTCCTCACCCCGGAGGACATCCTTCCCCCGCCCGACGACAAGACGGTAAAGCCATACTCGGACCGCTTGATCCGGCGGCTGGGGGCAGGCCTGAAGGATGCCGCCCCCAGCCTCAAGGGCGCGGGCATCGCCTCGGTCGGTGCCTTCCTGGCCCCCGAGGTGGCCGGGCTGATGGCCGCCGCCGTAGTTGGCGGAGTGGGCCTCGGTGGCCTGCTCGGTGGTGTGGCCCTGGCCGCCCAGGATCCCGCGATTGAGGGCTGGGCCAGCCGCATCGGCAAGCGCTTCATGACCTCGATCACGGCCGAGGCCAAGGGCGCGTTCACCACTCCGATCATGAACTCGCTCGGTCTGCTGGAGGCCGAGGCCGGTAAGGCTGCACCGAAGATCGGGAAGATCTTTGACAACCTCGCGCCCAGCCTGGAGCCGCTGACCAAGGACATCCTCGGCGCAGCTGATGCACTGCTGGACTCGTTCGTCTACGCCAGCGAGCGAGCGGCCCCCGTACTCAAGGCCCTGGGCCGCCTGGCCAAGGGCGTGGGTGAGGATCTGGGATCGCTGATCGAGGAGATGGCCGATCACTCGGACGTGTCGGCCGACGCCATCGACCACCTGACCGACTCCATTCACATGATCACCGAGACGCTCGGGCCCACCATCGGCCTGCTCTCGGAGACATACAAGTGGTTGGACAAGATCAAGGGCGCGATCGACGGTATCCCCGTGCTGGGTGAGGCGCTCCACGCGTTCACCGTCTTCATGGCTGGTCCGATCGGGATCTTCGCTGACTTCGCTGAGCAGACCGGCCTGTTCAAGGACAAGGCCAAGGACGCGGCATCAGCTACCGAGGAACTCACCGACGATCAGCGCAAGCTCAAGGACGAGATGGACCAGGCCACCAAGGCGGCCCGGGGCCAGCAGGATGCCTTGGATGACCTGGCCAAGCAAATGAAGGCGCAAACGGATCCCGTGTTCGGCCTGCTGGATGCCCAGGACAAGCTGAAGTCCAGCCAGAAGAACCTCAACGATGTGATCAAGGAGCACGGTCGCACCTCGGACGAGGCCAAGGACGCGGAACGTCGGCTGGCCGAGGCGGCCATCAATCTGGAGGACAAGGCCGGGGCTCTCGGGCAGACCTTTGATGGCAAGATGACCCCCGCACTAAGATCAACTCTGAAGGCTGCCGGCCTGACCGACAAGCAAATTGGTGATCTTGAAAAGCAGTTCGTGGACGCCAAGAAGACTGGTCAGGACTTCGCTCGCCGGTACGCTGCCACGGCGTCAGTGAACGGTGTGCCCGGTGCGATCAAGCAAATCAAGACGCTTCAGGCCGAGCTGAAGTCCATGAAGACCAATTGGACCGTGACCATCCGGCAGAACTTCTTGACCTTTGGCAAGCCGTACTCCCCGGCCGGTATCGCCTCGGGCAACGTAGGAGGTCTGGCTACCGGCGGCTCGGTCCGAGAGGGAACCCCAACCTGGGTCGGTGAGCACGGTCCCGAGTTGCTGATGATGGATCGTCCCGCGCGCGTACTCTCGGCCGCCGCCAGCCGAGGCCTGATTCAGGGCGGTGGAACTCAGGCGGGCAGCTTCCAGCCCCAGGCTCTGCGACTGGAATTGGTCGGTCAACAAGAGGTGGTCTCCCTGCTCCGGTATCTGATCCGTACCGCCAACCTGATTCAGTGAGACACAGATGACACTGAACGCGCCCCCGTACGACATCCGTTTGTGGATCTACCCCGGCATCGATCCGGTCGGAGTGTGGCCGCCCACCTACACAGACATCTCGAACTACGTCCGCTATCCAGGCAACGATGGCGGCCAGCCCATCACCTACTCGGCGGGCCGCCAGAACGAGGCGGACCAGGTGGACGCGGGAACGCTGAACCTCACCCTGGACAACAGGGATGGCCGGTTCAGCACTCACAACCCGTTGAGCCCCTACTACCCCTCGCTCGATCGAGGGTGCCCTATCCGGCTGGCCATGACCTCTTGCCGAGACAGCTTCAACCGGACCACCTCGGGGAACCTGGGCACCTCGGACACGGAGAACACCTGGACCTCATCCGCCGCCTGGAGCACCAATGGCAGCGTGGCCACCTGGTCCGGGGTGAGCACCAACGTGATCAGCTTTCCGATCAACAACGGTGGCTCAGCCATTGACGTTGACCAACAGATCACCGTCATCCTGCCGAATGCGGCAACCGGTGACGTTCTCCAGGGAGGCGTGGTCTGCCGATGGACGGACACCAGCAACCACTGGCGGATCTTCCTGGAGTTCACCACCGGCGGCCGAGTCAACCTCCGGATCGTCAAGATCCTGGCCGGGGCAACCACCAACGTCTTCACCCAGGATGTGGGTGCCTACACCGCCAACAACGGCTGGCGACTGCACGCGCAGGCCTCGGGCGACACGGTGTATGCCACCGCCTGGCCGCTCTCCGGATCGTCCCCCACCACCTGGACGGGAAGCGCCAGTGAGGCCGCTCTGACCGGGCGCAGCACGGGCATGATGACCTTCCGGGGTGGGACCAACACCAACACCGGCACCTTCGTCACGATGGACGACTACCTGTCCACGGCCCTGGAATGGGCGGGCACGGTCAGCCAGTGGCCGGTGGATTGGGACATGTCCGGCAACAATTGCTGGGCATCGATCACCGCGAACGGGATTCTCCGTCGTCTCCAGCAGGGGCGCGGAGAGATCAAATCGGCTCTGACCAGGCAATTGCCGGCCTACGGGCCCATGGCCTACTGGCCCCTGGAGGATGATTCCGGGTCCACCAAGTTGGCCAATCTGGTGTCCTCCGGGCCCTCCGCCATCTACGCGGGCGCGGTCGCGGTGGCCGGGGACGATGGTCCGGCTGGCGGTGGTCCGTCGATCAAGTTGACTGATGCCACGGGCCAGGTGTGGGGGAAGTTCCGGACCGGGGTCCTGCCGTCCGGCGTGCACGGCGGAAGCGCCCTGGTGTTCACCAAGTTCGATTCCCTTCCTGCCTCGGACGTAGTGGTGATCAACTGGGACTCCACCGGGGCGGCCACTTCCTGGCGGTGGATCGTCGGGGCCACCGGCGTGACCATCCAAGCCGTGGCCTCGGACGGGACGATCCTGTCCACGAACTCGGGCCTGTTCGCCATAGACCCCACCGAATGGGTGGCATGGCAACTTGAGACCGACGTGGTGGGAGCCAACACGGAGTGGGCCTTCATCTGGCACCAGGTGGGCGCAGTCGACTACCTGGCCATCACAGGATCCCACGTGAGCACCACGGACACCCGGTTCACCGGCATGTCCATCAACCCCTCCAAGGCAACCCCGGCTGGCCTGTCCGTCGCTCACGTTTGGATCGGGCCGAACACGCTGCCCTTTGTGGCCGACAGCTTCAGCTTGGTCAGCTCGGGATACGCCACCGAGTTGGCCTCGGACCGGGCCGCCCGGATGGCGGGGGAGGAGGGGATCCCGCTCATCGTGGAGCCAGGAGACTCGGTCCCCATGGGCTCCCAGCCCCTGGCCGGAATCGTGCCTGCGCTTCAGCAGTGCCAGGATGCAGACCAGGGGATCTTGTACGAGCGGGACAACGGGCTCGGCTTCCGGCCGCACGAGGCCCGCTTCAACCAGCCCGTGACGCTCTCCCTCACCGTCTCGGCCGGACACCTGTCCGGCCCGCCGAGGGCCATCAATGATGATCAGCGGTTGCGCAACAAGTGGACCGTGACGCGGATCGGTGGCTCCAGCGCGGTGGCGCAGGACGATGGATCGATCGTCATGAACGGCACCTACGATGACACGGCCTCGGTCAACCTCTACTCGGATGATCAGCTCGGGGACCATGCTGGCTGGCGTCTGTTCCTCGGCACCTATCCAGCCCTGAGGTGGCCACAGATCACCCTGGACATCTCCCGCATCCCCGGCGCGGCTCAGATCTGGCGGGGGCGTCGATACGGTTTCCGGATGACGGTGGACACGGGACGAATCCAGGTCATCGGCAACGATCCGGATGTGATCGTGGAGGGCTACCAGGGCACCCTGTGGCCGCATCGCTGGTACGTGCAGATGAATTGCTCCAGCGCCACGGCATGGGATCAGAGCCTGTTGGACGACTCAGGCCTACGCCTGGACTGCGACGGCTCCACCGTGGCCGTGGCGGCCGACGACAATGATGTGACGATCACCGTCACCAACGGTGGGGACCCCTATTCGACCTGGGTCCCCACCTCCACCTATCCGTCCGAGGTGCCCTTTGACCTCAACATCAACGGTGAGATCATGACGGTCATCAACGTGGGGGACCTCAGTGGCAACCAACAGGTGTTGACCGTGACGCGCGGGGTGAACGGCGCGGCCAAGGCTCACGTGGTGGGTGAACAGGTTCACCTGGCAATTACCACTGAAGTAACGTTCTGACGGAGGAACCATGACGGCCACCCAGTTCCCCGTTTACTTGGCGGGGATGCGGCTGACAGCCGCTCTACTCAGCTCGGGCATCCCCAACGTTGCTCGCAAAAACTCCAGCGAGACGGCCCCCGCCTCGGCCGCGTCCGTTCAGGATGACAACGAGTTGTTCGTCTCGGTGGCCGCAAACGCCTCCTACCTGGTTGACGGGTGGATCATCTACACCGCCACCACGAACGTTCCGGATCTTCGGACCAACTGGAGCTACCCGTCCGGGGCATCGTTCAGCCGGACCGAGTGGGGCGCGCCCACCGGCTCCACCACCGGGGCCGACACGATCGATACGACCATCGCCACTACCGGCGATGTCTCGCGCGGCGCGGACGCCAACCCTCGCTCCCTGTATGTGAAGGGTGATCTCATCGTCGGGGCCAACGCGGGTACGTTCACGTTCCGATTCGGCCAGGTGACAAGCTCGGCCGCCACTGTCACGGTGGTAGCCGGAAGCCGCATCGTCCTGACCCGATACGCGTAAGGTGATCATCATGGCCGACTGGGTTATCATCCCCTGCCTGAAGACGCTGTTTGCTGAGTTCGATCACATCGCCCCGAATCGTGATCACGCTTCGGACGGCTCGATCGGGGATGCTGCGCACCAGCAGGAGGTCTCGGACCACAACCCGGACGAGACCGGTTCGGTGCCGACTCGGGACTCAGACCATGTGAACGAGGTCCACGCCATCGACGTGGATGATGATCTCCGCCGCGCCGATCTGACGATGGAAGATTGCGTTCAGTATCTTCTGTCCGAATGCCGCAAAGATGTCGGAAATGACCGTGGCCGGCTGAAGTACATCATTTACAACCGGCGGATTTGGTCGGCCTCGTCCGGGTGGGTGCAGAAGACATACACCGGCTCCTCGCCGCACACCGAACACGCCCACTTCAGCGCCGAATACATCTCGGAAATGGAAGCCGATACCCGAACCTGGGGATTGATCGAAAGGTTTGGAGACACCGTGAGCGTCGAAGAGGTAGTCGACGGAAACACCCAGTACGACAAGGCGACCGCGCCGGATCCGAAGAATCCGACCTGGGTCGGCAACAACACCGGCCGGGCCGTGTGGGACAACCAGTTCATCCCCAACCCGATCAGCGGCGGCAAGACCAACGCCTATTCGCTGCTCCGTGACCTGGCCACCCAGATCATGTTGGTGAAGCAGGACTTGGCCGCCCTGGCGGGCAAGGACTTCACGGATGAGGCCGCGATCATTCAGGGGGTGCTGGCCGGGCTGGCTGGAGCCGACGGAGCGGCCGAGGTCATCGCGGACGCCGTGGTGGCCGCCCTTCCGCCGGACATCGCCGAGGAGGTGGCCAACCAGGTTCTTCTGAAGGGCGGCCAGGCCTTGGTGGATGCAGCAACTCCCGAGTCCTGATCCATCCCTGCCCTGACCGATATGGCGGACCATGAGTGAGCGCGCGGCTTCCTGGGCCCAGACCCCGAGTCGTACTACGCGACGCAGGATCGTGGATCCTCGGGTGGATAGTGATCTTCAAGCAAGCGGGCATCGTGTTCCCACCACCGAGCCAGGTCAACGAGACCCTGGTGTGGGTGGCCGCCGTGATCATCGGCGGGCCAGGAATCGCACAACTCTGGCAGGCGAGGTCTGGCGCGGGCACCCCTACGGACGGTTCGCTCTCGCCTTCTCCGCCGCAGGCGTCATCATCATCTTCATCTGGCGCGCCCTAGGAGCCTGACTCATGCCAAGGTACGCATGGCTTGTGCTGGTCCTGTCCGTGGTGGCCTGCGTGGGGATCAGCACGCACAGCCTCAACTCGGCCCAGAACGCTGTCCGGTCTGAGCGGCAGGCCAGGCTGGACGCGGACGAGGCGCGGCGCGCCCAGGGCCAAGCTCTGCTGGCTGTCCTGTGCAGTCTTGTCGTCAAGCAAGAGGCTGTGTTCCGAGATGCCAAGACCACCGTTGGTCAAAATGCCGCCGATGCATGGCATGATTTCGGCGTAACCTACCACTGCTATACCAAGTAGGAGCAACGGATGACTAACCCCGCCAACACCTCCGGTCCGGCCGGGGACGGGTCCAAGAGCCTGGCCAAGGAGAGCAAGGTGGGCGTGGTGCTCACCGTGGTTCTGAGCATCATCGGCTCGGGCCTGGTCACCTGGCTCAGCAACCTGGACACCACTCAGTGGACCGGGTGGTGGGTATCGGGCGTGGTGACCATCATCGGTGGCATCGTCGGCCTGATCTCGGCCTGGCTCAAGTCCAACCGGTGATCACTCAGCAGTTGACCCAGGATGAGGTCAACATGTCTGGCAAGTTGATCATCACAGCACCGGCCGGCTACCTGGCAGAACTACTCTCCGTGTACACGGAATTGGCCCAACGGGACAACGTGAACACGGACGGGGAGGTCAACATCCTGCCTCCCCTGCCCCCACCCGTGATCGACGAATGACAGAAGGCCCGGCCATTGGCCGGGCCTTCTGCATCTCCATCTTCAGCGCGAGCGCACGCGCACCTGCACGTCCACGTCCACCGCGCCGCGTCCGCCCCGGGGCTTACTGAGGGCCCGGAACAGCCAGATCAGCAGCAGCGTGGTCCCCATCATCAGGAGCCAGGCCCCAGCCAGGGAGCCGGTGAGATGCACGGCCCACAACCCGATGCCAGTCACGGTGGCCAGGAGGAGGAGCGCCCCACCGCCGATCAGGGCGGGCATCACCCAACGGGGGCGGGGGTCACGCAACCGGCGGACGATCACCTCGTATCGCCCGGTCTCGGCGTTCAGAACCGGCTGGCGGCGGATGAACTGGATCTCTCCCCGCTCGGCCGCGCGCTGGGCCGCGCCAACCACCGCCCAGCGGTCAGCGCTGGACATGATCTCCTTGCGGCCCCGGGTGACTCGCTTGCTGGCCACGACGGTGGAGGCCGGACGCTTGCGCGCCAGATCTGCCGGGGGGCGATACAGCTCCAGACGGTGAGTGTCGGCAGGGCTCATCTCGTCCACAGATATCCTCCAATTCCTACTAAAATGATTCCTATGCCGGCAAGCCTGTAGATCCAGTTCACGACCCGGCCGAGCTTCAACATGACTCGGTAGCCAGGGTCAGCAACGTCTCGGGCGTGCCGCTGGTTGATCTGCTCTTGCCTGGTGAGGTGCGGCCAAGGGTTCTTGGCGATGTTGTAGCGGGGGCGGGCCAGGAAGATCAGAGCGGTCTCCAGGCTCAAGGTGACCCAGTCCCACCCGAGCCACCACGGGAGCTGGATGGTGTAGCGCCGGACTTTCAGGTCCCACCACGGCTTCTCCACGCACGTCGGGTGGCGGCCACACTTTCCGGCATGGCACCGATCTCTGGCGTCCAGGTTGCGGCTCTTGCCGATGTAGCCCCACTCCGTCCGGAAGGGCCGGAAGTGCTTGCGCGTGCGGTAGGCGTAGACCCCGGGCTGGCGTCGCTTCGCTCTGGCCAGCCACCCCATCAGTCGTCCACCTCGCGCACCCCGGCCCCGGTCACCGGGATGATCAACTTCTCACCCGTGTGGCCATCGTGGATCGTGATCATGACCTCCAACTCAAGGCCCTCCGCCCACCTGGCGATGGTCGAGAACTGAGGATCTGGGCGGCGGCCCGTTTCGAGTTGGGCCACCGTCCCCTGGCTCACCCCGAGTCGGGAGGCCAGCTCCATCTGAGTCCATCCTCGGGCCTCACGAATGGTCTTCAGAGCGGCCACGATCCACCGAGTCGCCTGGACGTGGTGGACGCCTCTCATCTGTTCCCCTCTGACGAGACGGACAGGATCAGGCCTCGTTCAAAGGACACCTCCTCGGTCACCTGGTAGGACACGAAAGGCTCTTCGGCAAGATCCTCATCCGGCAGGCTCTCGAACGTCTCGGCCAGCACGGCCAGGGCATCCTCCGGGCTCCTGGCATAGACCACGCAGATGTGGATCCGATTGCGTCGGGTCATCCGGACGCGGTAGAGCTTCAGCAACTCAGTTGTCATGATCGACTCACTTCTTCGCGTCCGCCACCAGGTACCGGGCGAGCGTGACGAACAGGACTTCCAGCATCAGGCTGGCCAGGACTTCGTCTGTGTTGATCATCCCGTTCAGGTCCTCCGAGAGCTTCTCGGAAACGAATTGGACCTGGACCAGGGTGGGCTTATCGGAGTGAGCATCGATCAGCTTGTTGACCTCCACCAGCAACTCCCGGCGGACAATCTCTGCCTTGTCGTTCCACTCGCGCTGGAAGGCCTCGGGGATGAACCCCATCGTGGCCTGTAGCGCCTCAGCCGCCCTGGCCCGTGACACCATCGCTTCCGGAGTGTCCCCAGGGATCTGCTCACGCAGAGCCTTGATCACGCGCAGGAACCACCCCGGGTTCTCCTGGATCATCTTCAAGAGACGATCCGAGAATCTCTCCACATCTCGCTCCCTCTAGTCGGTTGTCACCCCCGCCGGACAAGGGGGATCGGTGCCACGTCTTGCCCGGTAGGGGACTTTAGCCAGCTTATCGTCATCTGCCACTACCGTCCAGTATGCTGGAAGAATGCCTCCTTACAACCCTGCTGTTCGCGAGGTGGCCCACCGGTGGCACGCACCGTTGCTGCTGGCGATCCCCTGGCGGTTCCTCATCACCGGCGAATACATCGGCCGCGTCAAGGACAATGCCTCGTTCCTGCATGATGCGACGCTGGACTATCGGGACAAGCCGGTGGTCCGGCTCTCGCGCGCGCGCTGGCGTCGCGTGGTCCGGCGCAACCTTCTGATCACCGTGCCCCTGGCTGCCCTCTGTGCGGCCCCCTGGCTCACCCTCTGGGTGTTCGTGGCGTATGAGGTAGGGGCGGCGGCGTACGGCCTCTGGCGCGGCCTACGGGGCGCGCGGGACGTTCTCTTCCGCCGCCGCCACAATCGCGAGTGGGTGTACCCGGCGGCCCAGGTGGCCGCTCGCGTTCTCGGCATCCGCTACACCAAGGCCTGGGCGCGCGGGAGCCTGGACCTCCCGCGCGGTTGGGGGACCGGGGACACGAGCGGACCGGCGGAACGTCAGGCGGCCAGGCTGTCCATCCCACCGGGTACTCCGCTCCCCAAGGGCACCAAGGATCAACTTACCTCCCAGGTGGGTGCTCGGCTGGGCATCATCAACCCGCGCGGCGAGTGGTCCGAGGTAGGCGAGCACGTGTGGGTGACGATTGAAGCCACCCCGGTCCCGCCGGCCGCCGTGACCTGGGAAAACTTGCTCCCGGCCATCAAGGCGGCCGAGGCCGATGAGATGGTTCTCGGGCGCGGCCCGGGTGGCCGCCTGGCCACGGTCAGCCTGCTGGAGGACTCGCCTCACATGGCTCTGTCCGGGGCCAGTGGGACCGGCAAGAGCGTGCTGGTCCGAGTGGCCATGGTGCCCCGGATCGTCTTCCACGGCGACGGGGTTCTGATCATGGACCCCAAGCGGTTCAGTCACTGGCGCTGGGCCGGGGACGGAAAGGTGGACCGCAACCGCGTCCGCTACGCCTGGCGCACGGAGGATCTCCACGCGGCCTGGCTGGAGGTGGCCGAGGAGATGGCCAGGCGGATGGAGTTGGACGAAGAGGAGTTGGCCAGCGAGCGCCGGGTGTTCGTGGTGGTGGAGGAGATCAACGTCCAGACCAAGCGGCTCACCCGGCACTGGAAGGCCGAGCGGAAACGGATCATCGCTGAGGCCAAGCTGGCCCTGGCCGACGATCCGACGGCGGACATCGACCTGGGTGACCTGGATCCCCCGCTCCAGTCCCCGGCCATCGTGGCCATGCAGGAGTTGGTGGGCATGGGCCGGGAGTTGCGGATGCATGCGGTGGTGGCCGCCCAGCGGCTGTCCGCCTCGGTGTTCGGCGGCAACGGCGGGGACATCCGGGAGAGCTTTCAGGGTGGTCGGCTCATCGCGCGGTGGGACCGGAAGCTCTGGAAGATGTTGGTGGACACGATCGCCTACGTGGCCTGCCCTACTGGCCCGCGTGGGATCTGGGGGTTGGCCAAGGGGGAAGACTTCTTGATCTTCCGGGTGCCTTTCCTGTCCGAGGCCGTGGCCACTCAGATGATCAATGGCCAATCGGTGGCCGTGGCCGGGCCGGTCCTTGGCCGCCAGGATGGCCACCGGGTGGTGGATGGCCAGAGCGACCAGATGGCCATTGGCCACGGCGTGACTCTGGCCGACGCGTTGGCCAACCTTCCTGGCCAATCCGGTCCGATGGCCATCACGTTGGCCACGCTGCGCCAGGCGGCCCATCGGGACGCGACGTTCCCCGAGCCGTTGGCCAAAGCGGATGGCCAGTCGTATGGCCAGACCGAGGCCAAGCTCTACGACATGGGGGCGCTTGTCCACTGGCGTGAGGGTGTGCTGGCCAATCGGCAGAGGTAGGATGGCCAGCGAACCTACTCGCTGGCCGCGATGGGTCCCACATGAAAGGCCCCGGATCACTCCGGGGCCTTTCGCCTGTCTGGGGTTCACCAGGTGGTGAAGATGCCCTTCTCGTACTCGAACGTTCCGACGTACGTAGTGGGCTCGCCGTACATCTGGGAGATCTGCCGGACGGCCCGCTCCACGCGCCGCTTGGTCGCACCGGAGGCCATGAAGTCGTCCATGAACACCCAGCGGGAGCCGATCTCTCCCTCGAACAGGGCGTTGGTGTGGCTACCGTCGTTGTCCTTGCGGATGATGGCCCACTTTTTGCCCAGGGCGCGGGCCAGGATCGGCACCACCAGCGCGCCGGACAGGCCGGTCCCGATCATCGTGTCGTACTTGATCGATCGCATCTCCGCCTTGGCGTCTTGGACGATCGTCTCGGGGTCCTTGAACGCGGAGTTGGAGTAGCTGTGGTTGATCATCGGTCTGTTCTCCCTGCTAGCTGGCCGCTTGCGTTACGTGGACCTGGCGGGAGTTGAACCCACTCTTCTCAGTTGAGATGCTTCCAGCAGCTCAGGCCCTCGGTGCCCCGTGCCGGATTCGAACCGGCCCGCCAGCCTGAGCACGGCTGACACAGATCCACTCGGGGCTGGGATGGCCGCCCCCGGAGGGGCGGCCGGATGGATCAGGCCCAGGCCGGGCCGAGGTCGAATGCCTGCCGAGAGGTGACGGCGGGGGCGTTGGTAGCAGAGCGGGCCGCGCGGTAGCCGTCCAGCCAGATCTTGGCGTCCAGGAGGCTGGTGAAGTGCTCGTGCACGACGGTGGCGTTGCTGAACTGGAAGCCCCCGTTGCGTTCCTGGAGCGAGAGGCCGACCTGCTGGCCCTTGGCAACCAGGTCATTCCAGGTGTTCGCGAAGACGATCGGGTCCATCTGGGTGGTGTCTACGGTCTGGGTGTTCATCTCGGGCCCTCCTGGTTGGTGTTACGTCTACTATAACAGACGTATGCCGATCGTCAATCCCGATTCACCAAGATTCTTCTGACCAGGGAAAACAAGGGGTGCCTGTCTTATGACAGGCACCCCCAAATTGGGCCGGCAGTCAGATGGTGGGAATGGTGATCTTGCCGTTGTTACACCCGGCGGGGCACTTCACCCACTCCCACTTGCCAGGCTTGACCTCCTTGTAGATCTCGCCTCGGCCGTGACAGGTCTGGCAGGGCACCACCTTGGCCATCAGCCCCTCCCCCGGCGGAGCAGGGTGGTCAGGAACGGCTTGCCGGGCTGGTTGCCGACGCCGTTGCGCTGGCGGAGGTCCGAGACCCGGACGGGGTTGCCGCCCTTGGACTTGATGTCCCGAGCCCGAGCCTGGGCCTGCGCGTTCTTCAGCTCGGCTCGGGTGGGGTACTTGGCGCTCATTCGCTCTCCTCTTCGGTCTGTTCCGGTGGTGCCGATACCGGCCGATCCGGTCCGGTCACCGATACCCGCCAGCGCCGTGCCTGGCGGGGGCTTACGTCATGGACACTGGCCACACGCCTATCCAGCTCCCCCTTGGCCACCCCGTTGGGATTGGCCAACCACTCCTGGATGGCCACGATGGCCGTGGCCGGTATGACCATCTCACCGGTGGCCCTGGCCACTCGCCGAGATCTGGCCACTGGGCCACCCGGGTTGATCGGGACAGAGTGGCCAGGATGGCCGGTGGCCAAGAACCGCTCCGCCTCGCTGGCCAACTCCCGGCCAGCCTGGCCGATGGCCATGTCCACGCCTCTGTCCATCTCGTCCAACTCGTTGGCCAATTGGCCATCCGCCTCCTGGCCATCGGCACTTGACGCGTGACTAGCCGGCCGTTCCTGGCCAGCTTTGCGGACGCGGTCCAGGGCCAGTGTGGCCAGCACCATGCCGATGTCCACGGCCAGTGGCCCCGTGTGGCTGGCCACCTTGTCGTAGCCGTAGGCGTCCATCACGTGCGCCAGGTGCCAGTAGGAGATCCAGGCGGCCACGAACGCCACCAGGATCAGCGAGGCTCCCTTGGTGAGGCGGTCGCGCCAGGAGGCCAACCACGGGGTGTGGAGCATGACCTCGATGACGCCGAACAGGAAGCTGGGCCAGATGAAGGCGGAGACGTAGGCCCCGATGCCGGGGCGGGCAGACCCCAGGTTGATTGCCTGGAAGTTGCCCGCCAACGACATGGCCAGTCCGCCGATGATCATTCCCATGGCCCAGATGTGGGCCCGGCGGTACGTCACCAAACCCTCCCCTCATCCGCGTGGTCCGTGGCGTACTCAGCCGCGTCGTTCCAGGTGTCGTACGTCTGGACCCAGGGGCATGGGTGGCCATCGGAATCGTGCGTCACGCACGTGGCCACCACCTGGCCCTCCTCGTCGGCCTTCAGCTCTACGGTGGCCACCTTGCCCGCCATGAAGATCTGAGCCATCTAGCTCACCTCCACCCACGCCGTGACGGTCCTCAGGAGGTGGTCATAGTCCCCGGCCATGGCCTCGTTCATGAAGGTGTTGACCTGGGCTCCATAGCCCGCGCGTCGCATCGCCACGGCCACGCGACCGAGGATGGCGAACGCATTGCCGTCCTGGCCAGTGAGCTGAACGTGGACATCGGGCAGCTTGGGGGTGTTCATCGCTGCGCCTCCTCGATCACTCCGCCGCCGAAACGACCACCGGCGATGAACACACGGCCCGCTGAGAGGTCCACAGAGACGTTGTAGTCCCGAGACTTGACGATCATGGCAGGGCTTCCCTTCTGAGGGGAGACATCTCTCCCACTATATCTACTATAGCAGACGTACCGGGGCTGTCAACCCCGGTGTGTCCGGCGATGCTCCTTGATGCCGTCCAGGACCCCACGGCCGATGTGCCAGGCCCCCAACACCATGGGGATGGCCAGGGCCGTGAGACCAGTGATCATCAGCAGTTGCATGGGGTTTCCTCCTGGATCTTGGGCCGCCCCCGGAGGGGCGGCCCATCTGGATCAGTACCTGTGGATCGAGGCGTTGCGGTGAAGCCGACGGGCGGCGGGGGTGGTCTCTCTGATGGTCTCGGTCTGAATGATCGAGGTCCGGTCACCTTGCCGGACTGCGCGAGTGATGACGGTGACGGTGACTCGCTTGGCCGCTTCCCGCGTCCGACGCCACAGGTGGGCATCGGCGGCGGTGGTGATCGAGAGGAACAGAGTCAGGATGCTCAGCAGGTTGGTGCTGGCCAGCTCGGGGGTCTCGAACGCGGTGGCGATCATCTCGAACATCTGGTTCACCTTTCACTGTGGAGTTTGGCTCGGGGGGCCTCCCCCGCTTATAGGTCTACTATAGCAGAGGTAGGCTCATATATGTCAAGCTCTAATGATTTTGTGGCGCACGTCACACTGGCCGGCCGGATCTTGGTTCCTGTCGCGCGGACACGAAAAAGGCCCCTTACGGGGCCTTTCTTCGGGTGGTCCTTCAGCTCAGGAGGGCCAGGAGCGCGCCCGCCGCGACGGCGATGATCGGGAGGTACCACGCGAGGCGGTTGATCATGATCAGTCATCTCCCTTGATGGCGTAGACGATGGAGTCCTTGATCTCTTCCCACGCCCACTTCAGGGTCCCCAACAGGCTGTCATCGTCGTCCTGCGCCAGCTCGAACAGTGCGTTCTCGACGGTCTGGGCCTGGTTGCGGTACTCGGCCGAGATGCTCTGGGTGATCTTGTTGGTGTTCACAGGTGGTTCTCCATCCAGACGATCGCTCCGAGGATCAGGGCGAATGCGGCTCCTCCGCCAACGGCGGCGGCAATAACTTGAAGAGTCCATACGGTGTCGGGGCTCATGATGTCCTCCTCGCTTGCTGATACGTCTACTATAGCAGAGGTAAGGTGGCCCGGGGAAGACCCCGGGCCAAGATTTTTTACCTAGCCATCAACCACAACGGAGATGACGGCGGCCAAGATCAGTGATGCGAACAAGGCTCCGATGACGATGACGGCGGCCATGATCCTTCTCCTTAGAAGTTCGCGAGTTCGTTCAGGTAGATGGTCTGAGCTGCATCCAAATTGCCGTTGGCGATCATGCGGAGGGAGAGGAAGTCCAGCTCACAGTCGCAGAGCTGGAGGCTCTCGGCGGTGGCGATGAAGGCCAGGGCCTCGGGGGACTTCTGGGCGGGGTACCGGATGGCGTCCGGAGTGCTGAAGAGGATCTCCACTTGGTTCTCCTTGCTCGCTGGCCGCTTGCTTATAGGTCTACTATAGCAGACGTAAGAAGGCCCGGGGAAGACCCCGGGCCAAGATTCTTACCAGCGGATTTCATCCAGTTGGATCACTGCCTGCCGCTCGGCTTCCAAGCGGTCCTTGGCCTCGTTGGCGCGCCGGGTGGCGATCAAGGTCAGGTTGATCAGTGAGAAGAGGATGGTGAGCGGAACGACGATCAGTAGGATCTCCATACGTCTACTATAGCAGACGTAGAGTCGATCAGTCAGCCCGCTTGTTCAGATACTGCGCGAGGTCTCGGCGCTGGTCCCAGAGATTGATCGTCTTCTCTTCCTGGTCATCTGTCCGATGCCGTCCGGCGTACGGCGCGGATGATCTTGATGGGATCTGGCCGGCCGCCCAACCAGGCCTTTTGTCCGGCAGAGGGACCGGACGGCGGGCAAGGTTCACGCGCGTCGGGTTGCCCCATGCGGCGGCGGCAAAGGTCACCAGCAGCAGGGCCGCCACCACCCCGCCCAGCAACAGCCACTCGACCCAGGACAAGCCGTTCCAGAACTGCACGTAGGCATCCACCGCTTCCTCCATGATCGTTATTGTCATCTGACACGTTTCAATCACTCCGAAAAGGCCGAGGCCCGGTCCCCCGTGGTAGGGCCGGGCCTCGGTATTCAGTTGTGGTGGATCAGTCGAAAGCCTGGTTCTCGTCCGAGTCGTCGGCCGCCGTACGAAGCTCTCGGACCTCGGCCGTGATCTCCTTGATCAGCTCGGCGAACTCCGAATCGATCATGGCCTTGTCATCCTCGTTCGGGGCCGCGATGGACCACGAATCGGACCGGCCCTTGATCTTGTTCTTGCGGCTGTTGATGCGCCCGATCATCGGACGGAAGATCAGGTTGCCGTCCCCGTCCTTCTTGCTGATCCGGGGCTCCAGCCGGGAGACGAGGCCACCCTGGGAGTACTGGAACTTGTCCAGCCGCTCGGGGGCCGGGCCAACCAGCGGGGTGGAGAACGTCCCGTCCGGGCCGTCATCCATCACCAGCGTGATCGTCTCCACCCAGGGGTAGGTGCCGCCGTCCGCGTTGCGCCGGGTGCCCTTCTTGCCGGTGACCCAGATGGCCACCAGACGGTCCTTGAGGTCTTCCTTGCCGGGGAACTCCTCATTGGCATCGTCGTAATACTCCTGGACCTGTTCGTCTGCCACTTCTGCTCCTGTGTCTTCTTGATCTTCTTCTTCAGCCCCCCGGGGGCAACAGACCATCCAAGGTCAGATCCCCCGGGGGTTGGATCAGTCTTCCGCAGTACTGACCCGGCATACAGTTCCGAGCACTGCCAATCTTACCCCTGCAATTGTTCAGGTACAACGGAGGGGGGACGCACCCTGCCGACCGCGCGGCCCTTGGCCACGGACTTGCCCCGGGACCGCAGCTCTCGGATACCGGCGGCCATGGCCACCACCTCCCGGCCGTACTCCAGATCCACCTCATGGATCTGGACGGGGAGCTGGACGGCCGGGTCCAGCGACTGCGGCATGTGCGCCAGCAGGGCCACGCGCTTGCCCGCCAGCCAGCCGTCCGGGTGACCCATCAGGTTGTTGGGGGCGTTGGCCACCCATCGGCCACTGTCATCCGGCGGACCTTCCCAGACCCAGGGGGCCGAGTCGTACAGCTCCTGCTGGCCGCAGATCTCCTGATAGGTCCAGAACCGAGCCTGCGTCTTCAGGTCCATGATGCCCACCTGGCCTGTCTTGCGGCACATGACCCTTGTGTCCATTGTGCCCATTGTGCCCTGGCCGGCGGGGTGCCAAATCCGACGCTCGGACCACCCGGGGAGGAAGTCCAACTCGTTGTCCTCCATGGCTTCCAGGAGGCTCTCCATCTGGAGCTTCATCCGCCGGTGGCCGTTGACCCGGCCGGTGTAGAGATAGCCCTCCAGCATGGTGTGGCGAGCCGTTCCGCGCCGGGAGCCAGAGTCGGCCCCCACGGCGTTGCGAGCCTTCTCGGCCATGAAGCTCAGGACCGACTCACTGAGGTCATCCTCGGCCATGGCAGCCAACTCATCGAAGATGGTGCCCTCGTTCTCCAGCAGGCCGAGCAGGGTCATGCGTTCCATCCAGAGCTGGAGCTTGCGCTGATCACTGAAGGCCCCCACCAGGTTGGTGGCGCGCGTCCAGCCGCGCCAGCCTTTGGGCACCTCAACACCGGGCGGCGGCGGAAAGCGGTAGTACTGCTCATCCGGCGTCAGGCCGTACTTGGGCTCGGCCGGGGCCTCGTCATACAGCAACTCGGTCACTCGTGATCCTCTCCACGATCGGCTCCAGCGTTCGCGTGGCCACCACCTTAGAGATCAGGTCTGACACTTTTCCGGCCTTGTTCCCGGCCCTGGCCGACATGATCTTGTCCACCTTCGCCTGGAGCCCGAGCTGAGCCGCGCGGTCCAACATGGCCTCGCGAGGCTTGCCCCTACGCCATGCCCTGGTTCGGTCAGCAAGGAGGCGGCCGAGGTCCCCGCCCCGGTCCTCCGCCTCCACCTCGGCCGCCGTCATGGCCAGCTCCAGGTCCGGCAACTCGGCAGTCTTGAAGGTGTGCCGCCGAGAGCTGGTGGGTTCGATCACGGACACCCACACCTGGCCGCCGACGATGAAGACGTACCCGCGCTCACCGATCGGCAGGAACGGGGTCCCGTGATCGGTGGCCCGCCACACCTTGCTGGACCGCTTCACCAGAGGATCGAACTCCGTGGCGTCAACCTGACCGGTCCAGACGTGCTCGGGATCCTCCAGGCCTGCGCCCAGATCCCACTGATCCTCCATGACCGTCAGTGCGCCCTGGACCTTCCGGTCTATCGGGCGATCCGACAGGTCGGCCACCGTACACATGTCCGTGGTGGAGTCGGCCACCACCAGCAGGAGACAGCTCTGGTCCTCCACGGGGATGCCCGGCTCGGGGCGCAGGCCTCGTCCCGCCATCTGAACGAACAGCGGCCGGGACTTCGTGGGGCGGCCGACGATCACGCACTTGGTGCGGGGAGAGTCCCAGCCCTCGGTGAGCACCATGGCGTTGACCAACACCTGGATGTCGCCACGCTCGTAGGCGGCCAGGCGCTCACGCCGGACGTGTCGCGCCATGCCCCCGTGAATGACCTCGGCCCTGATCCCCGCGTCCACGAATGCTTCGGAGAGTGCGTAAGCCGAGCGGACCAGCGGCATGAAGGCGACGGTGGGCCGCCCCTCGGCGAGCCGCTTCCACTCGGCCACGATGCGTTCATGGGCCAGGGATTGAACCAGGGCCGCGTCAAGGGTCTCGGCTCGGTAGTCCGCCCCCCTGGCCGGGAGGCGCATGTCGGGTATCTCCAGCCGGTAGCCGACGGGCTGAACCAGCCAGCCCTTCCGGACCGCCCAGGAGGTCCCTCGCGTGAAGGCCACGTCCTGCCAGACACCACCAAGGGACTGGCCGTCTCCGCGCTCCAGCGTGGCGGTGAAGCCGACTGCCGGGGTGGGCCTGACGATGGGGTCCATCGGGAGCGAGGCTCGCCAGCTCCAGCCCTGGCCTACGTAGTTGCCGAGGCCATAGCACCCGAAGTACCGCATGATGGCCTGATAGCTGCTGGCCGTGGCGTGATGGCACTCGTCCACGATCACCAGGGACACGTCATGAAGCTGGCGCATGCGGTAGGGATTGACCAAGGTCTGTACCGAGCCGATCACGATGTCCGCTTCGGTCTCGTTCCGCTCGGCCTTCACCACGCCCACCGAGAGCCGGGAGCCCTCGGCCACCAGGCGCACCTTCTCCTCTGCCTGCTGAGCCAACTCGTCCGTGTGGACCAAGATCAACACGCGGTCCTTGGTATTGATCTCCGGGAAGAACAGGAGGTGCCGGACGGCCCGCTCAGCCATCATGATCGTCTTGCCGAGGCCGGTGGCCATGACGATGGCCAGCCGCGTCTCCTGGAGGTTCTCAGCCCGATGGGCCAGCTCGGAAGCCAGCCCATCGCGTTGGTAGTCACGTAGTTGGATCACTTGCGCACCCTCGGGAGCAGCAGACAGGACTCCATCGGGGCCGCCATGTACGGCGGAAGGTAGAAGGCGGGAGAGATCACCTGGCCGTCCTTGTTGATCAGCGACTCATGCACCCACATCGGGATGGCCACGCGCCAGCCGCCGCCCTTGAATGCCCGGTAGTAGTAGGACGTGTTGCCGGTCGGCCCAGTGGCCACCACCAGCCTTCGATGCCACGGCACCGGAGCTTCGATCATCCGCCGCTTCAGCGGTCCGCCCAGGGCGTACGCCCGGACGAGTTTTCCCTGCTCAGGGGTGGCCGGCGGGTCTGTCTCGGTCACTTCCATCGCCTCCCTTTCCTGTCCTTGCCCAGCTTGTGCTTGATGTGGAACTTGCCGCAGCCCTTATATCGGCACTCGACCACTTCAAGGCCTGGCCGGTAGTAGCCGTATCGCTCGGCCATCCGGTCGGCCACCTTCTCGGCAAACTGCCGAGAGGCGTAAGCCCCCTTGGTGGTGCATGCGCCCCGGCGGCCAAACCCACCACCGGTGAAACTCATGGCCGCCCCCGTTCCGGATGTGGCTTGATCATGGAACGGATGACATACATCCGCTCGCCCCTGGCTACTTTCCAGAGGACGCACTTGTGTCCTGGATCTGCGTCACAGATAGGGCAGCGGTAGCGGAGCTTGCCACTCGAACTGGCGTAGGCGCGATTGCCCTTCTGGGCTCTGCTTGGAGGGTTCATCGGTCGCCCCCTGAGCTGAAGACGTGGACGAGAGTGTCAACGGCCTGTCCTGCCTGGCCGCGCTTGACGATCGCCGATGGCTCTTCCTTGGTCGGTCGCATGATCCTTCTCTCCAGCCCGGCCAGCGTGATCTCATAGCCCTTGGTGACCTTGAGAACGTGAGTGACGGGGTAGAACCGGCCGTTCTTGCGGGACTTCAACTGGTCCCCCTCGGCCAACTCGTGCCAGCCGATCTCCTGCTCTCCGGGGGTCAGGCTGGCCTCGTATCGCTTAACGGCCTGGATCAACTCCTGGCCGTGGCCACTGGACGGAATGCCGTTGGCCCAGCGGCGGGCCGCCGTGATGACGGCCCGCTCCAGGTTGTTCATCGGGGCTTCGGGAAGTTCTCGTTGGTGAGCGTGCCGTCACGCGAGACAACAACGTTGCCGAGCGTGCGGCCCTCACGCCACGCGTTCCAGCCTCGGATGATCAGCGCCAACTGGTCCTGGCGACTGTCCCGTTCCCGGCCGTGCCTGCCTCGGATGAGGCGGTTACGTAGCGCCAGGATGGGGTTGGTGCGGTCCATGTCCGAGCCGGACACGAGGCGGTCGAAGAACAGCTCGGCCGCCTCCTTGTCCAGGTGCGTGAACAGGAAGTGGGCCGTACCGGCGGCGGCGGCATTGCAGATCCCCTGCCGGGACACGTCCAGGCCACGTGACGTGGACGCCTCGAACTGGAGGGGTTCCTCCTGACGACGCAGCTCCATCTCACCGTGGGTGGGCTGGACCGAGCCACCGCTGATACGCGGCATGCCCATTTCCCACGCGATGATCCAGCGGACCACCGCACCCACGTTGTTGCGGTTCTTGAGGCCCTGGAAGGCCAGCGCGTCCGCGTACGATCGGCCAGCTCCGGAGTCCAGCACGTACTTGGCCTTGGAGGGCACGTCGTACGCCACATCGAACTGGACGGAGGTCTCGGCCTTGATGACTGCCAACATCCGGTTCTGGCCATCGACCATGAGGCCCTCCTCATCGAACTTGATCAGTTCGCCGGTGGGGTAGATCCAGAGGCCTTCGGCCATGTCCCGGGAGTACGACTCGACCTTCCGGGGCTTTGGGTTGCGGTTGTTGGGGTGGTTCTTGTCCAGCCACGAACGGGCCATGGACGGGCCGACGGTGACGGCCTCTTTGATGTACATGCGCTCTCCTCTGTTGGTTGCGCTCACTCTACTATAGCAGACCTTGAGCCCACCTCTGTCAAGGTCCAACTGTCTGCTATTGTAGACGCATGACCCATATTCTCAATGGCCAGCAGAGCGAAGCGCTGGCCAAGATCCAGAAGTGGTACGAGGAGCAACAGGACTGGGCCAGCGAGCCCTTTCGCCTGTTCGGCTATGCCGGAACCGGCAAGACCACCCTGGCCGCCAGAGTGAGCGATGCCCTCGGCGTGACTCCCGTTTTCGGGGCCTACACGGGCAAGGCGGCCAAGGTGCTACGGACCAAGGGGGTGGACGCCTCCACCATTCACTCCGCCATCTACCGGCCGATGGGTACGGCGGAGACCAAGCGCAAGCTGGAGCAGGCTCGCCAAGATCTTTATGACGTGACGCATGACGAGATGCTGTCGGAAAGCACCCAGAATCAGATGGTGGCCGAGCTGGAGACCGAGGTGGCCAACCTGGAGCGCGAGGTACGTACGGTCGGCTTCCAGCTCAATCTTGAGTCCGAGTGGGGCCGGGCTGACCTGATCATCCTGGACGAGGTCTCCATGGTGAACGCCAAGGTGGGCCAGGACATCGAGACCTTCGGGCGGCCCGTGCTCGTACTCGGCGACCCGGCCCAGCTCCCCCCGATCGAGGGGGGCGGCTACTACACCAACGCCGAGCCGGACGCCATGCTGACCGAGGTGCAGCGCCAGAAGGCCGACTCGCCCGTACTGGACCTGGCCACCCGAATCAGGACCGGCGGGCGCGACTTCGGTCTGACCGAGGCCGACCTCAGCAAGGTGAGCCTGGACGAGGCCATGGAAGCGGACCAGATCCTGGTCTGGAAGAACTCCACCAGATGGTCGCTCACGCGGTCCATCCGAGAGCGTTTGGGCAGGCCAGGCGGCCGGCCGGTCCCTGGCGACCGGATCATGTGCCTGACCAACAATGCCTCCCTGGGCATCCTGAACGGCACCCAATACGACGTGTTGGAGGTGGAGCCCGGACAGATCGGCCCGCGTCTGCTGGTGGTCGAGGTGGACGCGCCCGAGAGTTCGGCCCGCTGGATCAAGGCCTACAACGAGGGCTTCCTGAGCCAGACGGCCGAGCTGAACATGAAGCGCTCGTTCGGTGCTCACAAGGGAGACCGGGGAGCCTTCACCTTCGCCAACGCCATCACCGTGCACAAGGCCCAGGGCTCGGAGTGGCCCTCGGTCTACGTGGTCGATCAGAGCGCCGGGGTGGTGGCCATGGCGGCCCGGGAATCGGGCCCGCGCGCGTCTCTGGAACAGGGCCGACGGTGGCTCTACACTGCGGTAACCCGCGCGGTTGATCACGTGACCGTGGCGCGCCGGTAACTCTGCCCCGAGACAGACAGAAGGCCCCGGGACCACCAACACCGGGGCCTTCTGTTGTCGGCACAACCAGACAGACCAACCAGGAGGTTAGCACCAATGACGGACCTCTCGCACGACCAGCAAGAGGCACTGCGCATCGCACATGATCTTGTTGACCTGGGTGTTCCCGTCTTCCCGGCGGCACCGAACAACGGACCGGGCCCCGAGTTCCACTTCCCCAACGCCTGGCCCCAGTGGCGGCCCAACCACTCGGCCGTGGACCGCTGGCGGCCGGGCTGGGCACTGTGCGCCGTCACCGGCGTGGTCTTCGATGTGATCGACGTGGACCCCCGCAACGGGGGCAACAACGGATGGGGGGAGCTGTCCAAGGCAGGAGCCGTGCCCGACATCTACGGGGAGGCGTTCACCCCGTCCGAGGGACGGCACCTGTTCATCGCTCGCACCCACCTGGCCAAGGGCAAGCCTGCCGAGGGGATCGATCTCCAGGCCGGGGAGGACAACGGCAACGGCCGAGGGTTCGTCTACATCGCCCCCACGGTCCGGGTGGCCAAGTTCGGCGCGTGGATGGGCAAGGCCGTGCCGTACGAGTGGGATCGGGTGCCCAAGTTCGTCCCGGGCACGCACCTGGACGAGGGCCTGGAACGGCTGCACGAGATCCTGACTGCCAGTCGGCCGGTTGCCCGCCTGACCTCACCCCGGCCCGCCAGCACGTCGCACAGCGACGACTGGGACCTGGTGGGGGACTGGACCACCCCGGCGGCCCAGAAGGCCGTAGAGGGGCAACTGGAGGCCGTCCGGGCGGCACGCCCGGGTGAGGTCAACTCCGCGCTTGGCGGGGCAGCCAGGGTGCTCGGCCGGTTCGTGGCCGGGGGCTGGCTGGCCGAGGAGGAGGCGGTGGCCAGTCTGATGGCCGCGCTGGAGGCCGGGGGCGTGCACTCGGACGACTGGAACATGGCCAACCGGAAGGACTGGACGGCGGCCAGCGTGATCCAGCGGGGGCTGGACGCGGGCCGCGCCGAGCCGTGGACGGTGGACGAGGTGACCGCGCCCGCGCTGGAGGTGGACACCTCGGTCCGGGTGGACGCGGGCTATCCGCGCTTGCTGGTGGAGTCCCCGGCCACCATGGCCTACTGGCTGGCCCAGGAGGCGGGGCGGGAGCGGCTGTCCGGGTTCTTCCTCCAGGGCGGCCAGGTGGTGCACACGCCGCGCGTGACCGAGCTGGGCTACGTGCCCGCGCCGGATGGGGACAACGGGCCGGTGGAGATCCGGCCGGTCTCGGGCCGGATGATGGCCAGCAAGATCCAGTTTCTGTACTCGTGCTACAAGATCCAGAAGGTCAAGGGCCAGGACGACATGGAGGTCCCGGCCATGTTCCCGATCTCGGCGGCCGAGGCTGTGGTGAACGCGCCCGAGGCGGCCACCGGCCTGCGCCCGCTGAAGGGCATCACGCTCACCCCGATGGTCCGCGCGGACGGCACGATCCTGGCTGAGCCAGGGTACGACAAGGCATCCGGCTTCCTGTTCGTTCCGGGGCCGGGGGTGGATGTGCCGACGGTGCCCGAGCATCCGACCTTGGCCGAGGTGCGCGCGGCCCGGGACCTGTTGTTGGAGATGGTGGAGGGCTTCCCGTTCGCCAGTCAGGATGACCGGGCCAACTACCTGGGTCTGTTGCTGACCCCGTTGCTGCGGCTGGTCACGCCGCCGAGCTACAAGCTGTTCGGGATCGGGGCGCACCAGCCTGGCTCGGGCAAGAGCCTGCTGGCGCACATCGCGGCCACCATCCATGGCGCGGTCACCCGATCGGAGGTGCCGGTGGAGGAGGCCGAGTGGTCCAAGCTGACCATGAGCCTGCTGGCCACCACCTCGGCCCCGGTGGTGGTGATGGACAACCTGACGGGGATCCTGCGCTCCAGCGTGCTGGCCGGTCTGCTCACCTCGTCCGGCGAGATCCAGGATCGGGAGCTGGGTAGCTCCCGCATGATCACCACCACCAACGATCGGGTGTGGGTGGTGACGGGCAACAACCTGTCCTTGGGCGGGGACATGGTCCGACGGACCATCACCATCCTGATCGACCCGGACATGGCCAACCCCGAGACCCGGACGAATTTCAAGATCAAGGATCTGCCGGCCTGGGTCAAGATCAACCGCAATCGCCTGATTCATGCCCTTCTGGTGCTCGTGCGGTACTGGGTGGCCCAGGGCATGGTGATGGAGGCGCGCGCCCAGTCCGACGGCTTCGCCACATGGGAGAGCGCGGTGGGCGGCATCCTGGCGGCGGCGGGGATCGGTGGGCGCTTCGACGCCGAGAGCGGGAAGCGCGCGTCCGCCGGTGGGGACGATGACGGGTTGGCGAGCGTGCTGGAGCGCATGTACGAGCGCCGGGGTGACGCGCCGTGGACCGTGGCTCAGGCCTTGGAGCCGGACGGGGACGAGTGGATGGAAGCGGACCGGGACTGGCTGCCTGGTCCCGTGCTGGACAAGCTCTCGCGCAACGGGGAGGCCCGGGGCAAGCAAGCGTTCGGGAAGTGGCTCAGGTTCCGGATCGGGCGCTGGGTCACGGGCTCGGACGGGCAGGCCTACGTGCTTCGTGCGGACGCCTTGGTGCATCGGATCCAGACCTGGCGGGTGGAGACGCGCTGAGTCGGGGGGAGTGACGGGAGTGGGGGGAGTTGTAGCCACCCATACGTAGATGAATTATATATCCTACTAGTAGACTAGTATTAAAAAGTGACTCGCGTAGGGTACTCCCCCACTCCCCCTACTCCCCCCACTCCCCCCTAGGGCATACCGGG